GGCCGCCTGGGTGTAGCCGATGTTCAGCGCGGTGTTCATGAAGGAGTAGAAGACCGTGAACAGCTTCAGCGCCGGGCTGCCGCGCTCCACGGCCGACAGGTCTTTCGTGGCCCCGCCGCCCTGCGCATCGATCACCGCTTGGTCGGCCATGGCCTTGGCTCGGCCGTCCTCGTTGCCCTCGCTCAGCGCCTTCTCGTAGGCGCCCAGCCAGGTCGGCACGTCCACCGCCTGCTGGAACCGCATCATCAGCCAGTAGGCGTAGCGGCCGGCCGCCTCCTTCACGGCGCTCTGGCCCTCCACCTGGTTGCGCAGCTCGGCCAGCTCGCGGAAGCGGGTGCGCTGCCGGCTGGCCATGAACTCGCTGGCCTCGTTGACTTGGCGCGTGGCGTCGATGGGGTGGGCGATGTACTGCGCCACACCACGGGCGATGTGCGCCGCACCGACCCGGACGATGGATTGCGTCAGGCCCAGCGGCTGCATGGCCGCGCTCATCACGTTGAAGCCCAGGCCGGCGATGCTCACGCCCTGACGCACGCGGGCCAGACCGGCCTCCAACGCATTCTGCAGCCCCTTGTCGCCCTCGGCGATGTCCTGCACCCAGCTCTTGAACTGGTGCACCACCTCGGGCCCGTAGTGGCCGCGGATGGCTGCGTCGATCTTGTCGGACCGCAGCAGCTTGTTGACGTCGATCAGCCACTCGTGCCAGGACAGGTCGTGGATGACGTCATTCACCCCGCTGTAGACGCCCTGCAGCGTATAGAGCAAGGGCCGGCCGTTGATCTCGCTCGCGCGGGCCTTGGTGAAGCCGCGGCGCGTCGTGGCGCTGGTGTAGGCGCCCTGCAGCTGGCGCTTGTCCGACTCGGCATCGCTGTGCTGCTCGGCGCGGTTGTTGGCCAGCGGGTCGTACTTGATCGGGTAGTAGCCGCCGCGCAGGGTGACGGTCTTGCCGTCGCTGGTCTGCACCGTCAGCTCCTGCGGGTCGATCCAGTTGGGCTCCTTCCCGTAGACCCGGCGCTCCTTGGCCGCGATCAGCGGACGGTAGCTCTCGAAGTGGTCCCACACCGCCTGCACTGCCTGCCAGTCGGCCGCGCTCAGTGTGGCCAGCACGGGCTGGATCTGCTGGATGCTCCAGCCCTCGCCGCTCAGCATGCGCTGGACGTTGCCGGCGTTGCCCATGTTCAGCGCCATGGCCAGCACCTGCTCGCGATTCATGCTGCGCCCGATGCTCGGGAAGTGCTGCCCCTTGCCGCCCAGCTTGGCCGACTTCATCAGCGGCGCCATGATGGCCACCAGCTTCTCGGTGGCCTCGGCACGCATGGTCGTCTCCATGTCGCCGCGCTCGTTGGCGGTGCGCACGAAGAACTCCCACATGGGGCCGCCGTCCTTGCCGCCGTCAAGGATGCGCGCCCAGCCGGCCGCCTTGATGTGCGAGGCCCCGAAGCGCTTGACCGCCTGCAGCCAGCGCCCGCCCTTGGTCGCCGGTGTTCGGGTGTCGGCGGTCTTGCCCTGAGCATGCTCCTCGATGCTGTCGGTGATCTGGTCACGCGCCGCCTCGAACTCGCGCGTGGCCTTGGCGGTCAGCAGCTTGTTCTTCAGCCGGCCCAGGTGCTCGATCTGCTCGATGGTGTCGCGCAGGCCCCGGACCTGCTCCACCGTCATGTCCTTGTAGGACTGCAGCGCGGCGGCCTGCTCGATGGCGTCGGGGATGTCGGGCTCGATGCCCTGCTCCCGCTGCGCCTCGATCCATTCGGCCAGGCTGCGGCGCTTGTCCACCGCGCGCAGGCTCTCGGCCGATCGGAACGAGAACGACACCAGCAGTTGCTCGATCTGGTCCTGGTAGTCGACCGCGATGGCTTTCACCCGCTTGTCGAACTTGCGGAAGTAGACCGCCGCCTTCTCCATCTCGGTCTGCGCCTGCAGTGCCGCCTTGGCCGCCTCGCTCTGGATCAGCTGCGCCTGCTTGGCCTGGGCTGCGGCTTTGATGTCGCCGGCCTTGGCCGCCTTCGCTGCCTCGCGCGCCGACCGCGCCTCGCTGGCCAGGTACTGGCCAGGCCGCAGGTCACGCACCTTCAGCCGGGCAATGATGCCCTGGGCGATGCTGCGGGCCTCGCGCCGCATCACGTCCACCGTGCTGCGCTGGCCGGGCTGCTTCTCGCGCACCTGGGTTGCCTGGCGCAGCGCCAGCAGCTCGGTGGCGATGAACCGGCTACGCGCGTCGTTGTGCAGCGCCTCGTCGGTGGCGCGCTCCAGCCCCTCGGGCGTGGCCAGGTCGCCGAACCGCTCCAGCATGCGCTGGTCGGTCAGCGCCTCCACCGCCTCCTTGGGCGGCTGCGCTGCGGCCAGGGCCTGCACCATCTCGTCGCCGCTCTGGAAGCCGAACGTCTCGGCCACCACATCCGGGTCGATGCCGTTGGCCTCGCTGGTCATGCGCAGCGCGGAGAGCTTGCGCCAGATGGCGTCGGTGGCATTGCCGTAGCGCTCCTTGAGGGTGGCGGTGTTGAGCTTGCCGAACAGCACGTTGTCGGGTAACGGCTGCACAGGCTCATCGGCCAGGCGCCGCGCCTCCATGTCCTTGGCGTAGTCGTGCCAGTTGCTGTAGACCGGGCTGCCCCCCAGTTCGCTGCCGATGGCCGCCTCCAGGTCGTCCAGCGTGGTGCGCCCGTACTCGTCGGTGGTCAGATACCCGGCATCGGCCAGCATCTGCGCCATCTCGTCAGCCGTGTGCCCGCCCTCCTTGCGGAAGATGGGCCGCCCGAACACGCCCGATTCGGTGCGGTGGTAGTCAGGGTGCACGCCGGCATCGCGCGCTGCGCTGTCGCGGTTGATACCGCCCATCTTGGCGATGGCCACCAGCAGGCTGTCGCCGGCCGTGTCCAGCTGCTTCTGGTCGGGCTGGGCCGTGTCAATGTCGGCACCTTTGCCGGTCAGGAACTGCCAGGCCCGGTACACCGGCTGGCCCATCACATCGGCCCGCGCCTCCAGCCGCACCTCGCGCCGCAACCCATCGGCCCGGCGCTGCAGCTCCTTGAGCTTGCGGCCGCGGGCGTTCTGCAGCCACTGCATGTCCTTCAGACCCTTGGCCTGCAGGTTGTCGATGGCCGTCTGGGTGGCGTCCAGCGCCAGCGCTTGGTAGGCCGCCCACTGCTCGGGCGTCATGCCGGCCTGCTCGGCGGTCTGGAACAGCGCGCCCATGCTGCGCGCAGCCTCGGCCGTCTGGATCTGCTCGGTGGTGGCCAGCATGCGGTCCATCACGCCCCGCACCTCGTCTGTCAGCGTGACGTTCAGCGCCTTCAGCTGCTTGTAGACGTTCAGCATCCAGGCGCGGAACTTCTGGAACGGGCCCTGCAGTTCGACGCTGGGCGCGCGGCCCTCGAAGGCGTAGGCCTCGAAGCCGCGGGCGAACTGCTCATGGTGCGGGCGCTTCTCGTCGCTGCTCAGCGTGAACCACTGCGACAGCGCCGACTGCTCGGGCGTGTCTTGGATGCCGAACCACGCCAGCAGCTTCTGCGCGTCGGCCAGGATTTCGGCCTCGCCGGGCTCGATGCCGGCGCCCTGGCGCTGCTGGGCTTCGATCTTGGCGGCCAGGTCGGTCAGCACCTCAAGGTAGAAGTGCCCCATCTCGTGCACGGTGGTCGAAAGATCAGCGCCCTGCAGCAGCGTGATGATGCTGGGGGTCGCAGTGATGTCGGCGCCGAGGGCGATCTGGCCGCGGGCGTTCTGCTCCAGGATGCTCGGGTTTGCCGGGTCGAAGTTGCCGTTGTTGCCGGTGGCGTGCTTGATCTGCACGGAGTCGAACACCACGTAGGTGTCGGTCGTCATGAACCGCATGTCGGGCGAGCCGTGATAGACAACCAGCGGCTTGCCGGCCTTGTCCACCACCTTGCTGCCGCTGAACCATGCATCGAAGTTCGGGTTGCCCGGCTGCTCCAGCACCGTCTCCCCCTCGGCCACCGTGCCCTGCACCCGCAGCGGGTAGCGCGCTGCCATCTCGCCCGGCGTGATGCCAAGCCGGGCCGCCTGCACCGCGAAGAACGCCCCCAGGGCCGCGCCTTCGGCCTTCGCCACGTCAGGCGTGCGCCCGGCGCTCTGCAACTGCTCCACGAACCCGGCCGCCACCTCGTCGCGGCTGGCCTGGAATGCCTCGTCGCCCTGCTTCTCGCTCAGCACACGGCCGATCTCGGCCTGCAGCGCCTCGCCGTGCTCTTGCATGTAGACCTTGGCCTCGGCCGGGCTCATGGCGTCCGAACCGGTGCGCGCATGCTCGAGCAGCGGCTGGGCGAACTCCTGGCCCGCCGTCAGGAACTCGCCCGTGGGGATGACCACATCGCCACCGGTAGCCAGCGCCTGGTCGTACTGCGCGGCGACGGACGGCAAGGCCTGGGCAAGCGCAGCCAGATCGACCCCCGACTCGCCCAGCGCCTTCGCGTCCACGTACAGGTTCGGCACGTGCTCGTCGGCCAGTGACTGCGCGAAGGTGGCGAACTGGTCCGGCGCGCGCTCGCGCAGCTTGGATGCCTCGGCCAGAGTGGACATCTCGGCCAGGGCCTGGCCGGCGCGGTCGGCTTGCTCGGCCTGGGCCTTGAATCGGCCGGCGTTCTCCAACACCCGCTGCCCGGCCTTGGCCGCGCCGATCTGCGCGCCCCCGCCCACGATGACGGACACCACGGTCTGCGCCACGGCCTCGGGCTGCTCGGCCAGGAAGTCGCGCAGTGACTTCTCCGGGTTGATCGTGGCCCACTCGTTGAAGTTCTGCCACAGCGTGGCCGACACCTCGCCCGGCATCTCCCGGCTGATCTCGTACATCGCCAGCTTGGTCGCGCTGGCGCCGGCCGTGGCCTTCTCCAGGAACCCGCCCAGACCGAAGAACTTCTCGGTGACCCACTCGGCCATCGCATCGGCCGTGCCGTAGATCAACGATGTGCCGACCCCGGCGCCCTGGTCGCGTGCCTTGTTGTAGGACTGGCCGCCCTGGTTTGCCGCCTGCACGGCCAGCGCCAGCGGAATCGCAATCTCGGGCGCCGCCACCGCCAGCAGTGCGCCGGCCGTGCCCATGGACTGCACGGCGCTCTGGATGCCGGACTGCACACCGCCACCCAGGATGCCGCCCATGGTCGGGCTGATGCTCTTGGCGGTGGCCATCGTTTCGGCCGCCAGTTGACCGAAGCCGGCTGCCGCGCGCCCTGCCGGGTTCTCGGGGAGGATGCGCGCATCCACCAGCGGCTGAACGCCCTGGGCCAGCACATCGAACCCGGCGCGGGCCAGCCCGCTGACGCCAGCCGAGAAGATGAACGGCGCCGCGGCCACGTCCTTGATGAGCCCGGCGCCGTTCGGGTCCGCGCTGGTGATGTACCGCGCCGCCTTGCTGATGGCCGTCTCCAGCATCGCCAACGGAGCGCTGTCGTCGTGGGCCAGCGCGGCGAAGTCGGCGTCGGTGTACCGGCTGCGCAGCGTGGGCGTCTGCGCCGTGTTGTCGCTCAGGGCCTTGAGCTTGGCCGCGCGCTCGGCATCGGCCGGCAGCGCCTGCACAGCGGGCGGCGTGGTGCCCAGATAGCCGGCCACGCGGCGGGCCCGCGCCGTGGCGTCGGGGTCAACGCCCAGCGCCTGGGTGGCCGATGCCCGGAACCGCATCTCCTGGTCGTCCCGCTCGGCCTGCATCATGTCCAGGTAGGGGTTGGCTGCGGCAGGGCTGCCGGCTCGCACCAGCGAGAGGTAGTCGTTGGGCATGGGTCAGTTGATGAGGCGCCCGGCGGGCGAGGCCTTGCGCAGGTACAGGCGGCGGATGTTGTCCTCGGTCGGAGCAAACGCCGGGTTGTTCGGCTGCTGGGCGTTCATTGCCTTGAGGGCTTGCACGATCTGCTGGCGGTCGGCTGCGGGCACCTTCACGCTACCGGCCTGGTCCTTGTTCAGCTGGATCACCGGCACGCTGTCGCTGCTCATGCCGAACCAGGCGGGCACGGCCACGGTGCGCGCCATCTCCTGGCGCATCAGCTCCATCTTCTCCTGACGGTCCAGCGGCCCGCGCTTGGCGCCCTGCGCCTGGTCGATCAGCTGCTCCACCCGGTATTGCAGCGTGCCCAGCATGCGCTTGTGGTCCTCGCTGTTGTCCTTGGCGAACGGCTTCAGGCCCATCTGGTCGGCGATCTGCTCGAAGTCCTGTTTGTCCATCGACGCGGCCAGCTTGCCCTCGCGGGTCTGCAGGGTGTCGAACTTGGCCAGCAGGTGCTGCGTGCCCTCCAGCCCGAATACCGGGCGCAGCGCCTCAACCTGCGTGCGGCTCATGGTGCCCAGCACGGCCGGGTCGCCGTACCGCATGTAGGCGTCACCGTTGTTCAGCAGCAGCAGATGCTGTTCGCGCTGCAGCCGGGTGTAGTCGCGGGCCTCAGCCGCAGCCGCGCGGGACTCCCGGGCCGCCGCGCGGGACTCGCGCGCTGCCGCCTCCTGCTCCAGCGACAGCGTGATGCGGTGCTGCTGGTCGCCCGGCAGCGCCAGCCATGCGGGCGAGCGTTTCACCGTGTTGACGCCGGCGCCGCTGTCGAGCATGCGGTACACGCTGGTGGTGTTGGCGGCGTGATACTCCGACTGGCTGGCGTTGAACGCGGCGGCGCGCTCGCGCAGTTCGGCGATGGTGGCCTTCGCCTTGGCCGGGTCGCCCTCGAACGCGGTGCGCGCCTGCGCTTCCATCTTGAACAGGTCCACCGGCGCATTGCGGTCCTGGCCGGGGCCGGCCGTCGTCCAGATTTCGTCGGCCTTGCGCGTGGCCTGCACCGCCACGTCGGTCTGCTTGACTGCCTCGCCCAGCTGCAGCCGTGCCTGCGGGGTCAGCTCGGCGTCCACCGCCTTCATGTACTCGCGGGCGTAGTCCACCTTGCCGGCCTGCAGCGCCTGGCCGATCACGGCATGGTGCGCCACACTCAGCGCGTCCACGGTCTTGGCCAGGACCTCGGCCGGCGCCAGCCCCTGCAGCCGGCCGGCCTCGGCCACCGCCGCCTTGATGGCGCGCTGCCCTTGCGCCACCGCCTCGGGGTTGCCCCACTCCATCGCCATCTGGTCGGCAGCCACCTTCACCGTGCCGGCCTGGGTGGACAGCGCGAACTGCTGCGACTCCTTGGTCATGTGCTGTTGCACCTGGCCGGTGAACTCGGCCAAGACCTTGCCGGCCTGCATCTGGAAGGCCCGGCGCTGCGCATCGTTGCCCAGGCTGGCGCTCAGCTCCGACAGCGTGGCCTTGTACTTGTCGCCGTACTCCTGATCCAGCGGCACGCCATCGGGGCGCTCCAGCGCGGCCTTGCCCTGCAGCGTGGTGTAGCCGGCGTCCTTGTCGTGGGTGAGCTTGAGCCGGGCAGCGATGGCCTGGTTCATCGCGTCGTTCACGCGCACCTGGTTCTGCTGGTCGATGGCGCCCAGCATGATCTTCGACAGTGCGCCGCCAGCCTGCGTCATGGCATCGCCGGCCTGCATCGACTGGCGCCCCTGAACCTCGCCAGCGGTCGGGCCGGCGACGTTCGGGGCGGCGGTGCTGATGCTGGTCTGGAAGTTGTCCAGGGTCGGGACTTTTGCCATTACCAGACCCCCGTGAACGGTGCCGGCTTAGGCGCATCAAACGCCCCGGCCTTGTTCATCGTGTACCAACTGCCGGCCACCTGGCTGGCGCCGCCCATCAGGGTGGTGAGCGCCGACATGCCGGGGCTGATGGCGCCGGCCGTGGCTCGGCTCTGCGCGCCCTGCGTCCGGTATCCCCAGGCAGTGCGCAGGGCGTTGGCCGCGATGGTCTGGGCGTCCACCTCGCCCACCAGGTCGGTGCTGGTCAGCACGCGGTTGGCGGTGCCGCTGCTCAGGTCCACGCCGTTGGCCGCCATCGCGGCGCGCTGGGCGCCCTTGACCTGCGCCGTGTTCAGCCGGCTGCGCTGCTGCTCGCGCTCGCCGGCCAGCATCGTGGACTTTGCCGACACCTCCGCAAGGTCGGCCTGCAGTTCAAGTGCTGAACGCTGCGCGCCTGCCGCGTAGTACGAGCCAACGGTCGAATTGATGGCGCCAGCCCCCTGCAGGGACAGCGCGGCGGTGGGGCTGCACATCGGTTGCGTCTCCGGTAGACAGCGGCATGGTCACCGCCGCCGCGGTGGTCAGGTGCACCGGCTGAACCGGTGGAACAGCGCGCCGTGCGGGCCGCAGCGCTGCACCGGGTGGATGGTGAAGCCCAGCCGCTTCAGCCACCGGATGCTGGCCGCGTGCCTGGCGTCGACGCAGTTCTCCAGCCGGCCGTACTGCCGCAGCCATTCGCCTACCGCCTGCCGGCCGCGCGCCACGAAGATGCGTGCATGGGCTGCGCATTCGTCCGACCCCATCAGCCAGGGGATGCCGCTGGGTGTGAGCATGGTCCCGCCCGGCGCACACCCCAGCAGCGCGATGACCAGGCCATCCTGCACCGCGGCCAGGGCATCGGGCGTGACAGCCAGGCCGTGCCGCAGGATCGCCAGGGCATCGGCATCTGCGCCGTGGGCCGCCCGCAGCTCCTCGATGTCGGCCGCCCGCAGGCGCGGCGCCAGGCTGTTGGCATCGGCCAGGGTGGCGCGGCGGAACTCAACCACCGACTGCCGCCTCCAGCGTCATGTTCACGATGGTCATGGGCAGCGGGTCGGACTGGCGCACGCACACTTGGCCGCCGGACTGCCATGATGGATCCAGGTCGATCTGAATCTCGTCCGTCTTCAGGCCAGGCGCCGTGCCGTACACCTCGGTGCTGCGCTGCTTGGCCTGCTTCAGGCGGTCAAACGATGGGCCAGCGAAGATTCCGCTGGAGCGGTAGACCCGCAGCCACACGCGGTTGATGTTCTTCGGCCGCCCCTGGCCGAAGGCCATGGTCTCGAAGGCCATGGGCAGGCTCTGGAAGTCGGCCGTGATGGGCAGGCCGACATGCACCTTGCTGGCCGGCTGGTCCAGCGTGATGGCGCCACCGGTCACCACCATCTGCCGGTGCACCGCGCCATCGGCCAGCACGCTGACGGTCTTGCCCTCCAGCCAAGTCAGGCCGCTGATGCTGCTGGTCGGAGCGCCGCTGTAGGTGCCGCCGCAGTCCACGAAGAAGGCGTCCTCCGGTGCGCTGAACATGCGCCGGCCCATCCGCTCGATGTAGCGCACGCTGGCGCCGTTGACGATGCGCCGGACGATGACATACAGCGCATCATCGAGGCCTTCGGCCACCACGCAGCAGGACTCGAACACGCCGTCCGTGTCGTGCTGGTGCCATGCGCCGACCTGCTGCTCGGGCACGTAGGTCAGGCCCAGCAGTTTGCCGCTGGTGCTGATGGCCCACACCAACGGCTGCGGGCTCTTGGCATAGGCCAACTGCACGATGTCCAGGCCGTCGAACAGGTGGGGGGCCTTGAGCGACAGGTCGCCGGTCAGGTAGCCCTGTGCCTGCCAGTTGAACGCCATCTCGCGCATGTGCCCGCCGCGCGCCGCGGCGAACAGCAGGGCGTTGTTGATGACCAGCGGCTGCGCCAGGCCGGCGCCGACGTAGCTCTGCGGCTTCAGGCTGACGCTGGTGGGCGTGATGGCATCGCTGTTGACCGACGTCAGCCGCCACTCGGCCGAACTGGTCAGCAGGACCATGTTCGACAGCGGCACGATGTGCCGGATCACATTGGCCTCGCGCGCCGCCACGCGGAAGCTCAGCGCGTCGTCGTCGCGCGTGGGGATGCTGTAGGACAGGTCCGACTCGGTGCCGCTGCGGGTGGCCCAGAAGGTTTGCGGCAGGTTGGCCGTGCCGGCGAACCACCGCCGCTGCTCGAAGTAGCTGACGGCGCCCGGGTAGCTGCCGACGCCGCTAAACGGGTTGCTGGCCTCGGGCGGGGTGATCGAGATGTCGGCGAAGATGTTCTCGTCCACCAGCGAAGTGCCGTCTGTCTCGCCGATGTAGCCGAACAGCCCGTTGCTTTCCTTGTAGACCTTGTACCGCACCGCACCAGCGACCGCGGACCAGCTGAATGTGTTCTTGTTGCCGGTGGTCAGCAGGTTGTTGGTGCACGAGGCCGATGCGCTGGCCAGCGACTGCTGCAGCCCGCCCGTGGCCACCGCCGTGACCTTGTACGAGTAGGTGGTCGTTCCCGCCCCCGTGGTGGCCACCGCCGACACGCCGCCGGGCGGTGCCAGCGATGCCCCGAACGCGATGTTCGTCAGCGCCCAGGACAGCGCTCCGAGCCGGCGCAGCTCGGCCGGCTGGTAGTTCTGGTGGCAGATCGTCAGCACGTCGGCCGACTGCACGTAGCGCAGGTCGAACAGGTCCGCCTCGTCGTAGCTCGTGGCCACCTCGTAGGGCACGCCGGGCGACGATTCCAGCGTGGCGCCGTTGGTGTGGAACCGGATGTAGTTGTGCCCGAACTCCAGCACGAACGTCTGCGTGGTGCTGAAGGTGAACGGGATCAGGCAAGTTCGCCGGGCGCTGGTCTTGACCTCGCGGACGAAGGCGAAGCCCGCACGGTTCTCGACTGGTCCGTGCGGCTTGCAGATGAAGTTTCGGCACAGGGCCAGCCCGGTCTGGTAAGAGGCATTGGCGATCTGCCCCCAGAACTCGGGCGTGACCTCGCCGCCGCTGAAACTGCGCGTGAGGGTGCGGACGTTGGCCATGTCAGCGCCCGTTGAGCCAGGACACGTTGTGCGCAGGCTTCACGCTGCGCTGGTTGGCGTCGGACTCGACGGCATCGCTCAGGCGCGACTTGAACACCTGGTAGGTCTTGGTGGCTGCCGATGTCCCGGTGTCACCCTTCAGCACCGGCCCGGCCAGGTGCGAGGCCAGCAGCCACGACAGGCACTCGACGAACAGCGGGCTGAACTTGCTGGTGTCGGTGATGCGCACGGTGTAGCGCAGCACAGCGTCAGGCTGGTTGGTGTAGATGACCTCCGCGCCGTCATCCTCACGCGACTCCAGCACGAACGGCTGCGGGGTGTAGGCCCCGAATGCCGACAGCGGGTAGGCCGGGTAAGCGTTGACCCAGGAGTTCGTCGGCGCGTTGCTGTAGTCGTCGCCGGCATCCGGCGCCAGTACGGCGATGACGTTCAAGACGTTGTTGGGCACCGCGTAGCAGTAGGCCCAGGAGGCGGATGTGTTGTCCAGCTGCGCCAGTGCCGCACGCCGGGTGGCGAACCCCCACTGATGCATCTCCAGCAGGGCGTCGCGGGCGATGGGGTAGAACCGCGAGCAGTGCTCGGCCTGCGCCGACCCCTCGGGCGGATCGATGGTGGTCACCGTCGCGCTGTCGCCCAGGTGGGCCAGCGCCAGGTTGCAGATGTCTACCGCTGAACTCATGCCGTCACCTCATGAAAAAGGGGGCGCGAGGCCCCCTTATGTCGCGCCTCGCCAGGATCAGGCGGCTTGCTTCTTGCCGGCCTTCTCGGGCTCGGCCGCAGCCTTCAGTTCGGCCACGATCTGCGCCATCTGCGCGCCCACCGCCGCAGCCACCGCGGCGGCGAAGTCGTTGGGGTCCGACTGGCCCAGGTTGCGCGTGTTGGCGATCAACGCCTGCATCGCATCCTTGGCTGCCTTCTCGGCCTCCACCACCTTGGCCTCGCCCTCGGCGTCCAGCGGCTTCAGGTTGCGGCCCGGCAGGCCGTCGAAGTCGATGACGGCGCCGGCTTCCACCAGGTGGTTGTCGATGAACGACTTTTCAAGAACTTCGTACTTGGGCATGGTGCCGCCTCCTTCAGATGACGGAGAAGCCGCTGGCGTAGAACTTGGCGCCGTCCTGCACCTCGACGCCGATGTCCGAGGTGATGGTGCCGGCCGAACCGGCGCCGACAATGACGTAGCGCGCGCCGAGGTAGCGCTGGCCCTTGCTGCCCAGGCGCGGGTTCAGTTCGACGGCGAAGCGGGCCGCGGCGGTCAGGCTGGCCAGCGGAATGGCGCCGGACGAGCCGACCACCGTCACGTTGGTGGTCAGCGCCGCGTCGTCGGCGGTGATGGCCTGGATCTCCACCGAGGTGGCGCCGGCGAAGGCCGTGCCGACCTGCGAGCGCAGGTACAGATCGCGGCCCTCGCCCATGTCACGCTGGGTGCCCAGGTCGATGGTGTTGGTTGACAACACCGAGGTGTTGGTGCCCGTGACGGTCTGAACCGAGGACAGGCTGAGGAAGTTGTCGGCGTACATGGTGCATTGCTCCTTGTAGGTTCAGGCTCAGACCACGCGGGCCTCGGTGTTGAGGATCTGGTCCACACGACGCAGCGGGACGCCTTCAAAGCTGGTCCAGTTGCCCGGCGTGCCGAACTGGTCCAGGCCCTGCTGCAGCGCCAGCGCGTTGACCGACTTCTCCATGGCGATGCGGCGCAGCAGCGAGTACACCGACCGGTTCATGTAGAAGGCGGCGCGGCCCATCTTCATGTTCGGGATGCGGTCCAGCGCACGCACCATCATGTGCAGCACGTTGGTGGCCACCGCGCTGACCGCCTGCGTGCCGGACATGCCGGCGAACACGGCGGTGTCCAGGTTGGCGATGCGCACCACGTAGCGCCAGTCCTTGACCACCAGGCCGTTCTTCCACTGGTAGTGGGTCTGCAGCGCCTTGAACGGGTTGTTGTTGCTGTCGTAGATCGTCAGCTCGCCGTCGTCCTCGTGCACCAGGCCGGCCTTGCTGCCCTTCGGGAACGGGCAGAACACGGTGTTCTCGCCCCACACCACCAGGTACACCGAGGTGTTGGCCGAGCCGGTGCCGCCCGCGTCCAGGATGTTCTGCGCGTTGCCGGCGCCGCTGATCGTGCCGTAGCGCGCGGCCAGGCCCAGGTACTGGCGCTGGTCGGTGGCCGGGTTGCCGTAGAACATCGTGCCGGCCTGGGTCTGGTTCATCGCCTCCAGGAAGGCGGTGTCCTCGCTCAGGCGGAACTGCGCGGTGTTGCCGTTGAGCATGGCCAGGTCGCGGTCCACCGCGGCGTAGGCTTCCAGCATGCCGCACGACTCGTCCACCTGGGCGGTGGTCGACTTGCTGCGCGGCACGCCCTGGTTGATCGAGCGCCAGTAGACGGTCGGCAGGCCGGTGCGGATGACGACGCGGTGGCCGGTGGGCAGGTTGCCCTCCATGAACACTGCGTCCTCGAGGATCTCGTTCGACTGCGACAGCAGCTCGGCAACGACCGGCACCTTGCCGTCCGGGTCTTGCCGCTTGGCCCAGTCCGCGAGGGTCAGGGCGGTGGTGGAAAGGGTAGCCATGATTCAGTCCTTCAGTGCTGATTGGGGTAGAGAGACTTGGCGAGGTCTTTGCCTGCGGGCTGGTTGCCCTGCTGGCCGCTGACCACGCGGCTGTCCTCGCTGATTGCCTTGCCGGCCCGGTAGAAAGCCCGGATCACTTCCGGGTGGTTGCCGAGCCCGGAGTCGTTCAACAGCGCGCGCAACTCGGGAGTGCCGAAAGTGGTCATGGCCTTCTGCGCCGTGGCCAGGCTCGCGGGCAGGTTGTCGCCCCCGAACTCCTTGTCGGCGCGGGCGGATTCGGCCCACTCGGTGCGCGCTTGCTGCACCACCTGGGCCTGCTGCGCCGCCATGCGCTCGGCCACCTTGGGCGCGAGCTTGTCGACCACCAGCTGCGCCTTGTCCTGCGGCAGGTTCAGTTCGCGGGCGATGCCCTCGAACTCGCCCATCAGCTCCGAGTCCAGCGGCGTCCCCTCGGGGGCCTTGAAATCGTACTTCTCGGGCGCACCAGCCGGCTTGTCGTCCGGCTTGGCGGTTTCCTGCGCGCCTTCTGCCTTGGCGGCGGCGGCAGGGGCTTCCTGCGTGGCCGGCGCGGCAGTGGATGCGGCTGCTGCTTGCTGCTCACCCGCAGGGGCGGCAGCGGGCGATGCGTCAGCGGCGCTTGGTGTGGGCGCTTCCGTCATCAGCGTTGGGTTCGTCAAGTGCCTGCTCCTTGAGCATCACGGGGAAAAGCTCGGGGCAGTGCGCGTTGACCTGCGCCAGCATGCGATTGCCGAAGTTCCTGTTTCCCTCCGCGAATGCCATCTGCATCGCGTTGGTGTTGAACGACAGCCGGAACACGCCCGCCTGGTCAAGCAAGCGCCACACGATGCGGCGCCCTCGCTTGCTGCCCATCAGCCACTTCAGATCCTCGACTTCACCCTGGGCCAGCAGCTTGGTGCGCTCGCTGCGCTCCGTTTGCCGCTCGTCCAGTGCATCAGGGTCGGTTGGATCGTGAAAGGCCATCTGCCGCAATGGTGCGAGGCCGTGGGTTGCTCAGGTGCACCGGGGTTGGGTGTGTACCGGCAGGGGCTTGGAAATCAGTAGCCCGACCAGACCGACGCCGACGCCAGCTCGGGCATGGTCACGGCCTCCAGCGTGCCGGCATCGATCCCGGTCTTGATGGCCGCCGCGATGGTGTCCAGATCGCTTTGCCGGATGTTCGTGTTGTTCGCCGCGCCCATGCCGGCGTCGTTGGTACCAGTGGGCATCACCCGATGCAGCATCAGGAGTGCATCGCCACGGCTGGCCGACAGGTTGCTGATGGCCGTCGTGATGCCGGTGATGTTGGTCGCCTCAGCCGCCGTGGTGCCGGCCCACAGGTGGCCGATGATCGGGCAGACCAGGCGGTTGTACTTGGACAGCGCGTCGAACTGCACGCCCTGCGGGTACAGGCTGCTGCCGACCAGGTTGCTCACGCCTCGGCCCAGCGTGAACCCCGCTGAAATCGCGGCATCCAGCAGCGCCGTGTCGTTCACGCTGCGCTGAAACTGCCCCTGCGGCCAGACATAGCAGCGGTCAGCACCAGGCACCAGCAGGCCGCGGTCGGCCAGCCACTGACGGTTCTGCCGCATGTCGGCGATGGCGTTGGCGATGGCGTTGGCATCGCCCGTGCCGTTGTAGGCCGAGAACAGGTTGCCGGCTCCCTGATTCGGCCACGGCCCGTGCGCCACCAGCGCATTGCCGGCATCGTAGAACGCCCGGAGCTGGCTGGTGTAGCTGAACGTCCCGCCCGCGTCCTGCGCCGATCCGATGACGCTCAAGGTCTGCTTGATGCCGCGCGATGCAAACAGGTCATATCCGAGCTTGAAGAAGGCGTCATAGCCATCGTCCCAGGTGACGCAGATTCGCCCCTTCGCCTGCGGCGCGGCAATGCCGAAAGCGTAGATGTAGACGGTGGCCGGGTTGGTCGTGCCCAGGGGCCGCAGCCGCAGCTTGTTGCCGCCCAGCGTGGCCGGGTAGGTCGGGACACCGAAGTTGGAGACCGCGCCCTTGCGGAACCAGAAGGTGTTGGCGCCGCCCTGCTCCAGATAGATGTTCTGCGGCGTCGGCTGCACCACCTGGATCTGCGTGACGCCGCCCTTCGCATAGGTGCCGTCGTCCTGGCTCCAGTACCACGACACGTAGTCGAGATTGCCCAGGCTGTTGGTGCCGTGCATCACCAGATAGGCCTCGCCGTAGTAGGCGGCGCCGGCCAGCGCGGGGAAGGTGATCTCGGTGTTCACGTTCGCCGCGCAAACGATCTTCAGCGCCGGTTGCCCGTTCGGCCCGGCTTCCAGGGTGATCGTGGGCGACCCGGCGACCGCCGTGACATCCGCCAGTGACAGCGGGTTGGAGCCGCCCACGGCCGCAAAGGGGGCCTTCTTGGAGTTCCCAGCCTTTGACACCAGGGCTTGAAGCGGCGACGTCGGCCAGTCTTGCCCGCCCGTGTCCAGCGTGGCGCTGCCGTCATTGATCCACTGGCGCGCGATCTGCGGATCCACGTCCGGGTTCTCGCCGGCAAAGTAGGTTCGGCCGCCGAAGGCGAAGGTGCGGGTGATGTTGACGAGCATGATTCAGTCCTTCGATCCGTAGAGGGCTTCGGCGGCATTGCGCAGCACCTGGCCGGCCTGCACGCCCATGTCGGTGATCTGCAGCGACAGGCTGACCTCGTTGCCGCCGCCGTCGCGGTCAGCATCCAGGCTTTCGGTGGAAGACACGACGATGGCCTTGGCCTGCAGCGTGACCTGCGCGCCGGCCCGCAGCGCCTTAGTCAGGCCCAGCTTCTCGCAGGCCTCATCGTCCAGATACAGGCGCAGGCCGTAGCCGTAGCGCTCCATGGGCATCGGGCAACACAGGTCGCCGGCTTCCGTCTCGCCCTTGAGGTTAACCATCTTCATCACGCTGCTCCGGTATAGCCACTGAAGGCCCGCATCACATCGTTGGCCGCATTTCCTGCGCCCTGCCCTGTCGGCACGCCGCCGAGCTTCTGCATGGCGCTGGCAGCCTGCTCGGCCTGCGCTGTCTGCTGGGCCGCGGCTTGCTGCTGCGCGCGCTGCTGGCGCACCAGAGCCACCTTGTCGTTTGCCACCACCATGCGCGGGTCGACTCCAAGCATGTCGGCGTACTCGTCGGCCCAGTGGTCGGCGTCGAACTTGTCCAGCACATCCGGCTTGAACGCCGCGATCTGGCCGAGGTTGGCCACGTACCGGTCGATGCCGTTGGTGGCAATGGCGCGCTGCGCCTGGGCCAGCATCGAGACGAACTCGACGTTCAGGTCCACGCCCTGCATCTCAGGCGGTGGAGTCGGGACGATGCCGGCGGCCACCATCTTTGCAAAGGTGCACTCCACCAGCGGGTCCAGCAGCTCGTTGTGCAAGCGCTCCAGCACCGGCCCGAGCATCATCATCTTTTCCTCGTTGCGCCGGGCCACCTCGTAGGCGGTCATCTTCCCGTCCGACTCCGAGATCATCATGAACAGGTCGGTGTAGAAGGCGCTGTTGATGCGCTGGCGCACGTCCTGGATGTCGGTGAGCAGGTAGTCCAGCCGCAGGTTCACATCGAACATCGTGCGGATGCCGGCCTGCGGGCTGTTGTTGTCGTAGAACGTCACCCCACCCGGCAGCGCGTCCACGTCGCGGTTCTTCAGGCTGGTGGGCACCTGCAGCGGCGGCTTGGTCTGGTAGTCGATGACCTGGCCCTTGCGCAGCTGCTGGTGCTGCAGCTGGCGCACATCGCCCAGCGCGTCCATGGCGGGACTGGTGCCGTAGATGTCGCCGCCCTGCGTGGCCCAGCGCGCAGCCAGCGCCGGGAAGCTCTTGAATCCGCCTTCGCGCAGCCGCTTGTCGCCATCGGCGCCAAGCTCCATGTAGACCGACCGCCAGGCCATGTTTCGGGCGTCCTTCATGCGCGGGTCGCGGTCATCGCGCGGCTCGATGGCATGAACCAGCGTGACCCATGAATCGAGCGTGCCGCGGTCGAACAGGTTCTGCACCGTCGTGCTGCAGTTCTCCCGGCCGAACTCCTTGACGATGGCGCCCACCGGCTTCTGGAACTCGCGGTAGAGCGTGTCGACGTCGCCGCGCCAGTTCGCCGCCACGCAGAACTCGCCAGTGGTCAGCGGGTGGTGGTGGATCACCGAGGTGTAGTCCTCGGTCACGATGCTGGCGAACGTGCCGAAGCTGCCCAGTTCCTCGTAGCCCTGGTGCAGCGCGCGGTAGGTGTTGGACTTGGCGAACACCTCCAGCATCAGCATCGTCACGTCCGACAGCCACTCGCGCACCGCCGTCTGCTTGTTCAGGTCGGCATGCGGCGTCGTCAGGCGGAACCACGGCCGGGCCGGGCTGGTCATGCCGCCCATCAGCCCGGCGCCCAGGATGCGCAGGCTTCGCGTTGCCGTGCTGTCGTAGATCGACTGGTGGCGCTTCTGGCCGCGGTTGCGGTCCTGCACGAAGAACCGGCCATAGCGCGGCAGCAGCGTGGTGCTGATGTCCTGCCAGTGGCTCCACCAGGATGCACGCTCGGACTTGAGCATGCCCCAGCGGGTCAGCAGATCGCTGCGAGCGACCGGCGGATTGACGGGCTGAGCCATCAGCCCCCCAGCAGGGTGCTTTTGCCGAGCAGCAGCGAGGACGGATCGACGCCGGCCGGGCTGGTCAGCATCGTGCTGCCCGCGCCACCCGAGGCGGCCATCTTGTTGGCATCAGCCAGGGCAGAGCTGTTCGGGCGCTTCGGGTTGGCCGCGTTGAACTGCTGGTCAGCGGTCTCGCGCGCCTTGTCGGCCGCCTGGTGCTGGGCCTTTCGGGCCTGCTCCCCTTGGTAGACCGTAGCGGTTGCGGAGGCCGCTGCGAGCGCCAGCCCGATGGTGGTAGGTTCGCACATGACGCATCCCATTCGCTATGAATAGGGGTCATGCTCCCGCGCCCTGCTGCGCTCAGGTGCACCCGTGGCCCAGTCGCGCACGTCGTCCGGGTCAGCCACCTCGGGCACCGGGTGGGCGAACGTCAGCGCCAGCGCATCGCCATCATCCGGGCTGGCCTGGCCGCGCTGCTCCATGTGCTCCTTGCTCTCCAGGATGATCCGGTCGCTCTTGTCGAAGCTGTACTCGGGCGCCGTCAGGTCGGTGGCCAGTTCCTCCGACTTCTCCAGCGCGCCGATCTTCAGCCACTCCTTCGCGCGACCCCACATCTCGGCGCGCTTGTTGGCGTACTTCCGGTCGTCGTCGGGCTTGCCGCCGAAGTTGACCTCGATGGGGTCGTGGTTCAACCGGCGCAGGTTGTCCACCACGCCGCCGCCCACGCCGCCGCCGTCGACGAACAGCACGCAGCGCAGGCCCAGGCTGCGCAGATAGCCCGCATGCTCGGCCACCCGGCTGGCCAACTGGTTGGTGTCCAGCCCGCGGTACTTCTTCGGTGGGATCGACCGGCCATCTCTCCCCACCCGGGTGCGGATGACCGACTGCGCCGAGCCGAAACGGGCCACGTCCACACCCACCGCCGCAGTCAGGCCCCGGAAGCGCTCGACGCCGTACTCCCTGGCCATCGCCATGTCCACCAGGTCGCGCGGGATGAACTGCGCACTGCTGGCGCGCGGGAACACGCCCCGAACGCGAACCCGTACGAAGTCGCTGTCCTCGCCGTAGTCGTCCACCCACTTCTGCAAGGTCGCCTTGTTGGTGATGGCCACGCTGCGGCTGTCGATCTGCCGTGTGTTCCACCGGTGGCGGGACTTTCCGAATGCCTCCGCGAACGTGCCCGTGTTCCGCGTCGGGTTGCCGAACGCGAAGTGCATGGGCTCGCCGTCCGTCTTGCCGCCCTCGGCCACCTCCCAGATCTTGGCCGGGATGGCGCTGGCCTCGTCAAACAAGTACCACGGGGTTGAACTCGCCGCGTGCAGGCCGGCGAAGCTCTCGCTGTTTTCCTCGCGGCTGGTCTGAGCATCGACTCGCCACGACTCCGGGTGCTGGTTGTGAACCAGGCGCATGGCGCCCTTGCCGGTGGTGATCGTGAACCAGTGCTTGTTGACTGCCCTGCTCAACCACGCGGCGACACCCGCCCAGGTCTTGCTGGCAAGCTGTTCGCCCGTGTTGGCCGTCACCACGCCGCGGCTATGCGGCCGGGTGGACATGATCCACAGCACCAGCCAAGCCGCCATTGCTGACTTGCCGATACCGTGGCCGCTGCTCACCGCGTACTGGATCGGCTCTACCGCGCGCACGCCATCGAAGGCGCGGGCCTCAACGTCGCGGCCGATTGACTCCAGAAGCTCGCACGCCCAGGCGTCAGGCCCGAACTTGGCGCCGTACCGGCTGGCCCAGGGCTCTTGCAGTGGGACCAGCTGCAGGCTGCGGTCAGTGTCCCAAGGAAACGCATAGAGAACGAAGCCCAGCGGGTCGGCGTAGAAGCCGCCCATGTCCTCGGCCAGCATCTGGTCGAGGCTCATCGTTTGGCGCGGCTCCTGGCGGCCACGATGGCATCAGCCAGCGCTACGCTGCCAGATAGCTCCACGCGGTCAATGAACATCTTCAGGTGCCGCCCCAGCCGCTCCAGGTTGGCGCCCTTGTCGGCCAGCTTGTACTTGCGGATCACTGTCGTGCCGGCGTCCTGATCCCGCCCGCGCTCCGTCGCCGACTCGATGCCCACAATGGCCGCCGCCGTGTCGTCGTCCAGATCCTGCACCGGGATGGGCTCGCCATCGTCGCGGTGCAGCTTTCGCACGTCGAAGAACGCCAAGCGGGCCAGCTCTCGCACCACGCGCTCGACGGTGACCTCGTTGGCGCTGGCTGCTTTGCTGGTCAGTTCGGCCACCCTCGCCCTAACCTCGCCATTGGCCGCCAGCAGGGATGCCTTGCGCCAAACCGTCTCGTCCTTCCAGTTCACGGAGCGCGGGAACGCCTTGCGATGGGCGGCAGCCTGGGTCAGCCCCGACGCCAGTCCGGCCGCGAACTTCTCACGCTGCGGCGTTAGCATCGCTACCCTCCCTCACCGGCCGCGCCGTCAGCCGCTTCACATCCGGGCTCGCCACCCGCTGCACCACCTTCCAGTCGGTCGGCAACTGGCTGCGCTTGCGCCCCAGGCAGATGTTCCGCGCCTGCGACTTGCTCACCTCGAACTTCTCAGCCAGCGCGTCGTAGGTCCACACCGCGGCGTTCAGCGCCCGCAGCGTGAGCATCAGTTCAACGTCGCGGTCGGTCAGTTTGGCCTGCGGGTGCGACTGCCCCACCCTGCGGCCGATCTCATTGATCGCAATCAGCATCGCGGTCCTCCTTGAAATGTTCGGGGTACTGCCAGCGCAGCCGGGCAATGCAGCGCTCGATGGCTTCGATCCGGCTGCGGTCGTCTGGCCCGGCCACCGGCGTGCGGGCTGCGCGCTGCAATTCCTCGCGGGCGTGCTGCGGCAGCAGGCTGGTTTTGCTCATCGACCGGCCTCCCACAGTGCTTTCATCGTCCGCCGAAGCCTGTCCGCCTCATCCTTACCCCGCCGCTTCTCGACCGCCTCCAGCCAGGCCCGGCGGTCGGCCAGGGTCGGCAGCGCGGCGATGGCGCGGGCTTCACACTCGTGCCTGTAGGCCTCGCTGGCACTGTCCGCCTGGGTGCCGTCGATCAGCGTGACGATCACGGCAGCACCTGCGACACGCGCCACGTCACGCCGGCCAGATCGAAGCGCATGCCGACGCGGGCCTCCACAAGCATGGGCAGGCAGCCCTGGCGCGCGGGGTCGTACTGCAGGCGCAAGGGGGACCAGTTCCCACGGCCTACGCGGCGCAGGATGAGCATCACGCGGCTTGCCCCTGCAGCCAATGCGCCAGAAGGACCGCTTCGGCGCGGTTGTGGTCCTTGACCCGCTTCAGCTCGCCCGCCAGCGTCGGATACAGCACGCGGGCCCGCTCCAGGCTGGCGCCCTTCTCCGTCCGCAGCAGCCCGAAGTGGCGCTTCCACGTTGCCGGCTGCACCGTGCTGACCGTCAGCTTGGCGATGTCGGCCACGGCCTCCACGATGCCGCGGCTGCGCATCAGGCTACCCTGGCTGTGCATGGTGTTGCCGTGGGTGCCGCCGTTGCCCATTGGGCGCGGCCGCACATCCTCGAACACCAGCAGCGCCGGCTCACCGGGCGGCACGAATTGCCGAATGGCCGCCAGCAGGGCGCGGCCGCACAGGCGCCGGCTCTTGCCGTCAGGCACGGTCGGCAGGTCGATCACCCGGGCGGTGCCGAAACTGTCCACTGCAGCCAGCGCGCCGGTCAGGCCAATGTCGATGGCGAGGGCGATGGTCACAGGCCGCCCCCGAAGTTGAACACGCTTGATCCACTCACGCCCGGACGCTGGTGCAAGTGCTTGCGCTGCGCGATCTTGCTGGCCGTGGCGATGTGAATGCCGAACTCGGCGGCCACCTCGCGCTGCAGGCTCCCGGAGTCCAGCCGCTCGACCACCAGGCGCACGACGTCGGCGCTCACCGCCTGCGAGGCCGCATTGCGCCGGCTGATTGCCGCGATCCGTGCATGGCCTCTGCGGTGCCCGCTGGCCGACATCCACGCGCCCTCTTCCGCCTTGGTGCCCGCCATCAGGTGCGCCGGCGCGCAGCAATCGTCCTGGCAGCAGGTGCGCCACACCACCTGGTCGTCGCGCAGCTCACGCCCGGACAGCAGCCACGCGGCGCGGCTGGCCGAGGTCGAGTACTTCGCAGGCCTCAGAACGCCGGGCGGGACGTGCAGCCGGGCCGTTCGCTTCGATCCATGGTGCCCGTTGTCGGACATGGCCAGCGCCCAGCGCCAGCAGCCGGTGATGCTGTCGATGCGGCACCGGTCCTTGATGTCGGCCAGGGTGCGCACGCCGTCATTGCGCTTGCGGCGGGTGTCGGTCATGCCTGGGCTCCTTCGGTGGTCGCCAAATGCGCGCGCGCGCTGTCCGGGCACATGCCGATGCGCCGCGCCGCCTTCACGTCGCCATGCTCGAGCGCCCGGATGGCGTCGTCGGCCCACTGGCGGCGCAGGTTGCTGGCGTTCGGGTCGTTGGCCACACGCCGGGCCATGGCCAGCGTCATCTCGCGTTGCTCTTCGGTCACAGGGTCTCCTGCTGCAGCGCGTAGGGCTCGATGGCGCTCACGCGGTCGTCGGCAAAGCGGAAGCTGGCGTCGTCGAACCAGAGCTTGATGCGGCCCTCCCAGCTCCCGTTGCGCTGCTTCTCCACGCACACCAGCGCGTCGGGCGCGGCGCCGGCGTCGACGTCCTGCGGGTTCGCCTCCAGCTTCGCCTTCTTCGCCTTGTTGGCCCAGACCATCACGACGTTGTGCGCCTGGTCGCTGATGGCGGCCGAGCCGCGAAGGTCATACTTCGTCGGCGGCTTCGTCTCGTCCACCGGCTTGCGGCAGTGCGCCACCAGGTGCAGGTGAAGGCCCGTCTCCTGGGCCAGGCGCACCAGGTCGGTCATGAACTGCTTTTGCTCGTCCAGGCTCTCCTCGCTGGCGCAGACCATCATCATCGAGTCGATGAAGACGTGCTGGCCCTTCAGCTCGTCGGCGAAGTAGCGGCACACCGCCAAGCACGTCGCCGGGGTGATCCGGCCGATGTGATCGAACAGCCAGAGCCGGCCATCCGTCCAGCGGCTGAAGGCGTCCAGCGATGCCGCGGCCGGCTTGGCCACCGCGAAGCACTGCCGGGCCATGCGCGCCAGCGACCGGGCAGGCGCCATCTCGAAGCTGGCCAGCAGGGTGCGCTCGCGCTGCACGCACAGGTCGAGCGCCACCTGGCCGGTGAACATCGACTTCCGGTGCCCGTTGTACCCGGACCAGACCGTGACCTCGCCGGGGCGGAACTCGATCAGCCCGCGCAGCTTGGTGCTGAACATCGCCGGGTATTCGTGGGCGCCGGCTGGCGGCGTGAAGTGTCCGCGCAGCTGCTCGGCGTAGAGCGAGGCGCGGCGGACCTTGATCTTGACTTCGGTCTCGCGCAGGTAGGCCGCGAAGTCGATGTCGTCGGGGATAAGTTCAGCCATGGGCTGCCTCCAGGGTGTCGGTGAAGCACTCGACGGTGCGGGATTCGTCCGGGCTGCAGACGGCAGCCATGACGCGGGAAGCCTCGGCATCGCGGCAGGCATCGGCAATGGCCTGCACCCGGTCTGCGTCCGTGCCCTGCACCAGGACATCGAGGCCGATCAGGCAGCGCAGGTCCAGCAGTCCGGGCTGGTCGGTGGGCTCGATCTGCAGGTGGGCCATGCCGGGCGTCAGGCTCGGCCAGTCGCGCCAGCAGCGCAGGCTGTCGTGGTCGGTGTCGACCCAGACGAAAGCCGGGCGGTGGCCGCGGCGACGGAAGGCGATCAGCTGGTCAGCGCCGCGCATCAGTGGGCTCCTGCGAAGGGGTCGTCGCCACTGCTGGCGCCGTTGCGGCTGGGGCCGAAATCCACGGCCTTGCGCACCCAGTTCCGCCACGTCGCCTGCCAGTCGGCTTTCGATGCATCCGCCCCGGTCTTGGCCGCCCAGTGGTCCCGGAACCGCGCCAGTTCAGCCTCTACCCTGGGCCCTGAAAGCCCCTGCTGAGAGGCAAAGGCCACCCCGGTTTCCCCTGGGGTCCAATCGGCTGGGAGGCGGGTGCCGCGCTTTGCGGCGCCCCCATGAGGTAGCTCTGCTACTGAATGGTTACTGGTTACTGGAGACTGGGGACGGGCGCGCGGTGCATTGCCTTCGCTATGCGTTCGCATTGCGTCGGCAGATGCGTTCGCATTGCCTTCGCTATGCGTTTCGGTCTTCGACCACCGTGCGTCAGCGCTGCGTTTCGCCTTCGCCTGCTTGTCCTTGAACCGTGCGATTTCACGGTCACAGCGGGTCTGCGAGTGCGATCCATCGGCCAGGATGAAGAACTCGCCGAGCACGGCCTGCAGGGCCTCGCGCTCGTCCTTGGACCTGGCGCCGACCAGGCGGGCTACCTCGCTGGCCGGGATGGCGCCTTCGCGGGTGTAGTACACGTCCATCAGCCGGGTGTAGACCCCATGCTCAAGCAAGGACAGGTGCGCCGTGTCCTTCAGGTAGTCGCCGATGTGGCGTTCGTAGTAGTTAATGGCCGCCTCCGCTGATGTGCAGGCGCTGCTTCGCGGCCATGTGTGCGGCGTGCGCCGCCTCAACCGTCTCGAAGTAGCCGAGATGGTGCCGCTTGCCGTTCGCCATGATCTTGGCCTGCCAGCGCTTGTGCTGCTTGTTCCATGTGGCGCCCAGGAACCCGTGCGAACTGTCGCGATGGGCGATGCGCCGGTTCTGTGAGTTGCCGGCGCGATCAACGACGCGAAGGTTGTCCAGCCGGTTGTCAGACGGGTTGCCGTTTATGTGGTCAACCTCTCCATCGGGCCAGGCGCCATAGGAAAGGAACCATGCAAGCCGGTGGGCGCGCACTGACTGGCGCCCAAGCTTCAGCACAACATAGCCGGAACGGGTCAGGCTCCCGGCCGGCGCGCCGCGCGTGCACCCGGGCCTCGAAACCGCCCAGCGAAATGCGCCTGTGGTTGCGTCGTAGGTGATGGTGCCGTAGTAGTTCACGCCACCACCCACCCGAATGCCGCCACAGCGGCGCCCACCACCAAGCCGAACCCGGCGCCGACAACGGCGGCCAGCAGCAGTACGGCGCTGATAGCCCCCAGCAGCCCGAATGATTCCCCACCCTCAATCCAGGCGGCGGCGATCAGCTCAAGGAGGATGTCTTTCACGCCCGCGCCTCCCCGACCCGCCGCGGCATCGCGTCCTCACTGCGCGGCCTCACCAGCCCCATGCGCACCAGCTCGTCGGTGATGGCATCGATCCGCGCCGGGCGCATGTGCGCCGGCCAGTTCTGCAGGTCCACCAGGGCATTGCGCTGGCTCGCGGGGAACAGCTGCGCCACAGGCAGCTTGCAGGCGTTGACGATCATCACCAGGCCTCTCCAGTCAAGGGGTTGACGCCCGGCCGGCTCGTGCTGAAGCCGCCGGTCAGCAGCTCGCCCGCGCCCACGCTGTACCGCGGCGCCGGCGTAGGCGCTACGGTGACGCGCGCCCGGCTGTAGTCGATGGGCGCATCACACAGCGGCTTGGCGACCTTCGAGTCACCGGCCGTGTAGCGCAGCAGGTCAGGCGGGCCGCTCTTCTTGCTCAGCGCCTTGCCGCGGGTCAGCGCCTTGCCGCGGGTCAGCGCCGGCTTCTCGCGCGGCGTCGTCGTGTTGACGTTCTCGCCAGACACCGGCGCCAGCTCCCACTCGGAGGCCTCGGCGGCACTGCCGAACCAGCGCAGCCGCATGCCGGCGCGCTTGGCGCGGTAGATCATCCCGGCATCGACCATGTGCAGCATCGGCGGGGCGACGTCGCGTGCGGTCATGCCCAGCGCGTCCTGAATCTCCTGGCTGCTGGCGCCACCGGGCCGGCGCACCAGCTCACGGATCAGCTCGCGCTTCGGCGTGGGCTTGGGTGCCACCTTGGGGATGGGCTCGGACAGCACGGTCGCCAGCTCGAGAAAGCTGATGTCGTGCTGACGCAGGAGGCGCACGCAGATGGCGATGGCGCCGGGCCGCGTGACCATCCCCTTCTTTCGGGTGCTGGCCGCGCATCCAGCGCTGTGCATTTGCCCATCAGCCGACGTGCGTACATCACACGCGGCCGGGCCTTGAATGTGGTGGGGCTGGCGCTCAAGCTTGGGCATGGCTGCTGCTTCCATCACCGACTCACGCCAGCACCGGGCGGGCCGGTGCATCGTTGGCGGCGCTGATGCCGCTCAGCAGCTGCTCGCAGCGCCAGGACTCGAAGGCGCCGCGCTCCAGCATCTGGCGCAGCCTGGAGGCCTCGGCCGGTGGGAACCGCCCCGGCATGCGGTACACGGTGCGCGCGGACTGGTAGAGCAGTTGCAGGCCGGACTGCACGGCGTGCAGGTGCGCGGCCACGGCGGTGGGGCTGATGGTGGTGAGCATGGGTCAAACCTCCTGCTTGTCGAACAACTCGCCAACCGGGTCGGGTGTCTTCGGCGGTGGCTGCCACATGCGCGGCGATGGGCCCTCGGACCACGCCTTGCGGCGGCTGGGGCATTCGATGTGGCTGCACTCCCAATCGAGCGCTTCGCGCAGGCGCTTCAGCTTTTCGGCGCTCTTTCCGCAGGTGTCGCAGGGCATGGGTCAGGCCTGCTCGGTGGGCTGGGGCGCCGGCACGGCTGGGGCGCCTTCGGTGCCGATCAGCTCGGGCCAGATGCGGTGCCAGTCGGTGGGGCGGAGGTGCCAGCGCCTGATGGCGCCTCCTGCTGCTGCCTCAATGGCTGCGCAGTGCTCCACCGGTGCCCCGCGACCTCGCCAATTCGAGACCGCCTGCGTGGACGCGCCAATTTGCTGGGCCAGCTTCGCCAGCCCGCCGCAGGCACGTGCTGCGTTGTCGATTGCATTGCTCATGCGCCGCAGTCTAAACGCTGTGTTTAGTTTGGTCAACGGAACGTGTCGGATGCACACACACAATGCGTGTATGCCTATCGTCTGGGATCGCGTCGACGCCGAACTTGCCCGCCGAGGGCTGACGTGGGCCGACCTCGGCCGGCGCATTGCGGCGACCGACCAGCGCATGAACAACTGGCGGCGCCGGGGTGTCCCGGCAAAGGAGCACAAGGCCATTGCGACCGCACTCGGCATGACCGTAGATCAACTACTCGCCGAGCACTGGATGCCCGAACATCCCCCCGTTGGGGGCGCTCATCTGGGTGGCGCACCCCCTTCGCTGGCGCACCAAATGAGCCACCCCAAGTCAATGATCGACCCCATAACAATCCCCTGGGAGTCGATCTTGTCTGAGCCTTTGCCGGCGCTGTTCCGGGCTGTCATCCCGGACGACGCAATGGGTGCGGAGTACCCTCGCGGGTGCACCGTGAACTTCTCCACTATCGAGGGCCCGCCGCGGGCGCGTGACCTGGTGCTAGTCAAGGACGCCGACGGAGGCGTCTACTTCCGCGAGTACCAGGTCGGTCGCGCGGGGCGCTGGCAGGCTGTGGCGCTGATGAGCGGCTACCAGGCGCTCGACAGCGAAGCCGATGGCCTGCAGGTGCTGGCGATCAGCATGGGGCGCTGGGGGAGACGCGGGTGAACTGCATAGGAGATCGAATGCCACGACTGATGGCCATGTGCCTGGCCGCTGCCATCCTGTCAGGTTGCGCCGCCAACCGCCGCCCGGCACCACCGGCACCTACGATGATGGCAACCTACACCCACGCCGACCATGCGGCGCACATCGGTGCCGGCCCCACGCGCATCGTCGGGCAGGCATTCCTACGCCAACGTGGCGGGGGTGTTGTCACCTGCGCCGGGGCGCTCGTGTTTGCATACCCCGACACCCCGTACTTCGATGGCCTGATGAACTACCTGCAGGCCGGCGGGAGCGCCCGTGACAGCGCGGTCAGCGAGCATGTGGCCGCCCTCGGCCGGGCCACACGGTGCGATGCCCGCGGCGACTTCATCTTGGACAACCTCCCGGCCGCCGACTGGATTGTCATGACTGAGGTGACATGGGTCGCCGGCAACTGGAACCAGGGCGGCACCTTGCGCAAGCTCGTATCCACGCGGGCCGCCCGCGAGGCAAAGGTGCTGCTGGGCGAAGAAAGCCTGAGGCGGTAGCCCACAACGCACAACACCCCAACAAGCCCGCCTCGTGCGGGCTTTTCTACGCCCGCGAACTAGGGGGCACTGAAGAAAGTTTAGGCGGAACTCAACAATCCGTTTGACTGTGCTAAACGCTTCGTTTAGGATTGACCCCATCGACACCCACCCACCAGGGAGCAACGATGGGCTACCTCCTCACCCCCGCACTCGCCGTCAGCCGCCGCGCCGCAGACCGCGAACCGCAAGCCGCGCCGCTGCCGCGCGCCGACCAGATCGTCGCCGAGGGCAGCCGCCGCCGGCTGGCGTATCGGCACACAAACCCGGCCGCCGACACCGCGATGGTGTACGGCGTGCAGATCGGTTACCTGCACGGGATGGTGCGCGAGCTGTGCAACGAAGCCGAGGCCCTGGCCGCCAAGCGCGATCCCGCGCTGCGCTACTCGCAGGTGTTCTGCGACGAGCTCGACTGCGACGTGCTGGTCGGCTTCGACTACACGCCGGGCGAGGACTCGAAGACCTGGGGGCCGCCCGAGAACTGCTACGAAGGTGCGCCCGAGGAACTGACCGTGTGCGAGGTCTGGCTGAACGGCGCCGACATTGCCGCCGTCTTGCTCGAGCGAGTGGCGCAGCAGTTGACCGACGCGGCGCTGGCCGCCGTGCACGACCAGCAGGAGCAGGCACGCGCTGAAGACGACGAAGCCCGCGCCGAGTCGCGGATGGCGTGGGCACTGTGATGCCCCGCCCCATCCGCTACGTCCTGCGCACGCTGTTCGCGCTGTGGCTGCTGTTCCTGCTGCTGATGGTCACCGCTTTCGGCGACCCGGAGGACCTGGCATGAAGCGCGCCACCGAATCCATGGCCGGCGCCGTGCTGGCTGTCGTCATCGGCATCGCCGCTTCGCTGCTGGTGGCGCACTGGGCCGCCTGCGAGCAGTACGAGGGCTTTTGCAGCATCGGGGCCGACAAGTGACCCGACCCGTGCCCTGCTCCACCCTGGCCCGCTGGTATCTGGCGCTGCGGCGCTGGTGGCGCGGCTGAACGATCGACGGGCCGCGATAGCCACCCAGGCACGCGGGGAAGCGGACAGGGCCGGCCCACCCATTCAACGACTGATAGGAGAACCGCATGAGCAACGCGCTCGCAATGATCCCGCTGAACGACATCCAGGTGATGGCTGACGCCATGGCCGGCTCTGGCCTATTTGGCATGAAGTCCTCGGTGCAGGCCATGGCCCTGATGCTGGTGGCGCAGTCCGAGGGCCAGCACCCGGCCACCATCGCCCAGGACTATGACGTCATCCAGGGCAAGGCGACCCGCAAGACCCACAGCGTTCTGGCCCGCTTCCAGGCCGCCGGTGGCCGCGTCGAGTGGCACGAGCTGACCGAGGCGAAAGCCGATGCCACTTTCACCCACCCGGCCGGCGGTTCGCTGCGCATGGTCTGGACCTTCGAGCAGGCGAAGAAGGCTGGGCTGACCGGGAAGGACAACTGGAAGAACTACCCCCGCGCCATGCTGCGCGCCCGGTGCATCGCCGAGGGTGTGCGCGCCGTCTACCCGGCCGCCATCGGCGGAATGATGGTTGCCGAAGAGGCGATGGACGCGACGGCCACTGCACCTTCCGCGCCTCCGGCCGTCAAGCACATGGGCGCCGCGGACGTGGTGCAGCCGCCTGCGCCGCCGACCTGGCCCGACGCCGCATTCGCCCAGCAGTTGCCCCGCTGGCAGAAGGCTGTCGAGGCGGGCCTGAAGACCGCTGCCGACATCGAGGCCCTGGCCACCAGCAAGGGCGCGTTGACCGCCGAGCAGATGGCCGCAATCCGGGCGCTGAAGCCGACGCCGGTCGAGACCGAGCCGGTCGACGCCGACACCGCCGCGTTCGCGGCCGACATGGAAGCTGCCGAAGGAGCCGCGTGATGAAGATCACCCCCCGCATCGTCTCGCACGCCCAAGGCAGCGAAGCCTGGCACCAGCACCGCGCGACCCACCTGAACGCATCCGAGCTGGCCGTTGCCATGGGCTTGTCGCCCTACCGCACCCGGGCTGAGATGGTGCGCGTCCGCGCCACCGGCATCGAGCCCGAGGTGGACGCGATGACCGCACGCCGCTTCCAGCAGGGCCACGACTTCGAGGCAATCGCCCGCGAGTGGGCCGAGGACATGCTGCAGGACACGCTTTACCCGAGCGTTCTGGCCGCTGACGTGGACGGCCTGCCGCTGTCTGCATCGCTGGACGGGCAGACGCTCGACGGTTCAGTGATCTTCGAGCACAAGACGGGCCGGGCCGACCTGCTGGCCAGCCTGGAGGCCGGCGTGATCCCCGAGCACTACCACCCGCAGCTGGAACAGGGCCTGTTGCTGTCGGGCGCCTCGCGCTGCCTGTTCATGGCCAGCAGCGGCGACCGCGAGGCGATGCGCTTCGCGTGGTACACGTCGCGGCCTGAACTTCGGGCGCAGATCGTGCCGACGTGGCGCCAGTTCCTGGCCGACGTGCAGGCCTACGTGCCCGGCACCGCCGCCGAGCCGGCCCAGGCCGAGCCCATGGAGTCCCTGCCCGCCGTCGCGGTGCGCCTGGATGGCGCCCTGACCGTGGCCGGCAACCTGCCCAGCTTCGCCCAGGCCCTGAAGGCATTCATCGCCAAGATGCCGGCCCGGCCCGCGAGCGATGCCGACTTCGCCACCACCGACGCCGCCTGCAAGGCGCTGAAGAAGGCTGAGGAAGCGCTCGATGCGGCCGAGGCCGGCGCCCTGGCCAGCATCACCGACGTGGAGGCGATGCGCCGCGCGGTGGCTGACTGCCGCAAGCTGGCCCGGGACACGCGCCTGGCCGCCGAGAAGCTGGTCGAGCGCCGCAAGATCGAGATCAAGGAACAGGCGGTGCGGGCCGCGCGCCGCGCCCTTGATGACCACATCGCCGCCCTGAATGCCGAGCTGGCCCCGATACGCCTGTTGCCGGTGGTGGCCGACTTCCCCGGCGCCATCAAGGGCCTGCGCAGCATCGCCAGCATGCAGGACGCGCTGGACACGACGCTGGCGAACGGCAAGATCGCGGCCGACGCGCAGGCGCGCAGCATCCGCAAGAACGTCGACCACTTCAAGGAGGTGGCGGCCGGGCTTGAATCCCTGTTTGCCGACCTGGGAACCATCGTGCACAAGGCGCCCGAGGACTTCCGCATGCTGGTGCAATCGCGTGTGCTGGCGCAGCAGGAGCGCGACCGCAAGGCCGAGGAAGCCCGCAAGGCGGCCGAGGCCCAGCGCATCGCCCAGGCCGAGCAGCGCGCCCGCGAGCAGGAGGCGGCGCGCATCGCTGAGCAGCAGCGGCAGCAGGCCGAGGCCGAGGCTGCAGCGCAGGCCCAGGCTGCCGCTGCGCTGGCCGCTGCTGCTGCGCCGGCAGTCGTCAAGGAATCCTTGACCGTTGCGCCTCCGCCAGTTGCCGCGGCGCAGATCGCACGCGCCGAGCCGGCCGCCAACGAGCCCGCCACCGTGAACATGGGCGCCCTGGCCGACACGCTGGGCTTCCCGCTGCGCGCCGACTTCATCGCGCAGACGCTGGGCATCCAGCCGGCCGGCCGCGACCGCGCCGCGGTGCTGTACCGGCCGAGCCAAGTGCCGCTGATCGTGGCCGCCCTGCAGCGCCACCTGGCGCGCGTGCTGGCCGGGCTGAGTGTGGCGGCTTGACATGGCAGTCGTCCGCGTCTTCGTGCTGTCGCATGAGCAGGCCCGCAAGGGCGCTGCCGAGTTCATGCGCGCCGCGCCTGATGGCTTGGTGGTGACGGTCAGCGAGCCGACCCGTACCAGCGCCATCAATGCCGCCCTGCACGCGAAGCTGGGCGAGATCGCCCGCACCCGCGAGTGGGCCGGCCGGCGCTGGGATGCCGAGACGTGGAAGCGCCTGTTGACCGCCGCATGGGGCCGCGCCACCGGCGAGCCGCTGCACATGCTGCCCGCGCTGGACGGCGCCGGCGTCGACATCGTGTGGCGCAAGACATCGGCCATGACGCAGCGCGAGATGCGCGAGCTGCTGGCCTTCATCGAAGCATGGGAGGCCGAGACGGCGCCCGAGGACGAGCAAGCATGAACACCGCCACTGACCCCAACAAGCCCGCCGCCACGCTCGAAGCCGATCCGATGACACAGCCCGACGCCCTGCACACCGCGCTGGCCGCGCTGCGCGAGCTGCACAGCGTGTGCGTCCTGATGGACCACCCCGACCAGATGAAGCGCCCGACCGAGGACGAGTACCAGGCCGCGATGGCTGGCGCTGTCCGGGTGCTGGGCCGGCACTGAACCCCTTCCCCACCACGCCAGAAAGGCACCCATGCTGTTCAACCTCCCCACCAACACCGAATGCGAGCTGACCACCTTCGTCGGCCGCACGCAGAAGAGCGGCCCCGACGACGTGCCGGCCGTCACCTTCCGCCTCAAGCTCTCCGGCGTCAGTAATGCCCTGCTGGACCTGTTCAGCAAGACCATCCGCCACACGATCTACAAGGCTGTCGAGGGCCAGGAGCAGCTGCCCGGCGTGGAAGACACGACGCCGTTGCTGCAGTCGAAGGACCTGGTGCACTGGGCGCCCGAGACGTGCCTCGAAGGCTGGCAGGTGTTCGTCGCCCGTGGCATCAGCGACGGCGGCGCGCTGCAGATGGGCACCTGCAAGATCGACAACTTCCGCTTCGATTTCTTCGAGGGCGGCCGCATGGACGTCGACTTCCGCGTCAGCACCGCCGACGTCGATGAAGAAGGCGCCGGCATGCTGTGGGGCCGCCAGAAGCGCAAGGTGTTCGTGATGATCAACGCGCCCGAGATGCCCGAGCCGGCCATTGACGGCAGCGTCGAGGCCTTCAAGCGCGACCACCCCGAGGCCGGCGAAGAGCCTGACGCGGGCGGCCTGTTCGCGGAGCAGCATGCGGGCGACTTCGGCGCGGCCGGCGACGGTGGCGACGGTGGCGACGGTGGCGACGAAGGCGGCGCCGACAGCGAGGGCGGCGAGACGGACAGCGGTGCGGCTGAGTTCGAGGCGGGCGCCGCTGCGGCCATCGAGAAGGCCACCGGCGGCCGGCGCGGGCGCAAGACGCGGGCGGTGGTGGAGTGATCGCCGTCGACCTGTTCGCAGGCGCTGGCGGCTTCAGCACCGGCGCCACCATGGCTGGCTGCACAGTGGCATGGGCCGCAAACCACTGGCCCACCGCCGTGGAGTGGCACACCGCCAACCACCCCGGCACGGTGCACGCCTGCCAGGACCTGCAGCAGGCCGACTTCCGAGACGCCCCGGCGCACGATCTGCTGCTGGCCAGCCCGGCATGCCAGGGCCACAGCCACGCCCGCGGCGCCGAGCGCCCGCACCACGACGCCCAGCGAGCTACCGCCTGGGCCGTGGTGACCTGCGCCGAGGTGCACCGCCCACCCATGGTGGTGGTCGAGAACGTGCCCGAGTTCGCCCGCTGGGCGCTGTGGCCGGCTTGGTGCGCGGCGATGAACGCCCTTGGCTATGCCCTGCAGCCGATGGTGCTGGACCTCGCCGACCACGGCGTGCCGCAGCACCGGCGCCGGCTGTTCGTGGTGGCCACGCGCAGCCGCTGCCCGGTGGAGCTGAAGCTGCCGCAGCGCCAGCACCGGCCGGCCGCCGACTGCATCGACTTCAGCGCCGGTAGCTGGTCACCCATCCACCGGCCGGGCCGCAGCACCCGCACCCTAGCGCGCATCGACGCTGGCCGCCGTGCGCTGGGTGATCGGTTCCTGGCGCCCTACTACGGCAGTGGCAGCGGCGAGACAGGCCGCAGCCTGCAGCGCCCCATCGGCACGCTGACGACCCGGGCACGCTGGGCGCTGATCGACGGCGACCGCATGCGCATGGTGCAGGCCACCGAGGGCCGGGCACTGATGGGCTTCCCGGAGGGTTACCGCCTTCCCGCCAACGAAGCGACCGCCTGGCACCTGATCGGCAACTCCGTGGGGCCGGTGCAGGTTGCCGACGTCATCAATGCACTGAGGGCTGCCGCATGACCCAGCTCGCCCTGCCCCTGCAGCCCCGGCGTACACCCGCGCGTCAGCTGCCCGCCATCGAGCGCCTGCGCGCCGTGCTGACGCGCCAGGGCATCGACTGGCGGTATCGGGCGACGCGCAACAGCATCCTGTTCCGCCCCATGTTCGGCCCGCACTTCGGCTGGCAGTTGATGTGCGGCCGGTACTGCTGCCAGGGCGCCGAGCTGGCATTCGAGCGCACCGACTACCGCGAGCTGGAGCCGGCGGCCGACCGGGAAGACCGCGAGGCCCGGCTGGCATTCCTGGCTGCGCGCCGCGCCCAGATCCACGAACTGTGGGGCTCGCCTTGAGCCGCCGCATCGCCAGGCCTGTTAAGCCAGAACCCGTACCCATCGTCTGGACGCGGGCCGATCCGGCTGCGCTCGCCAGCTTCGATCCCCGCACCAAGGTGTGCTCGATGAACTGCGGACCGAGCGCCACCGACCCACGCACCGCCGCCGAGCGAAAGCTGCTCTGCGATGAGTGCTACCTCTCTTCTAACCCGCCGGTCAGCCCGGCATCACCCAAGGAGCAACCCTTGAAGCTCGACACCCTCCCGGCCATCGGCCAGCCCCTCGATGCCGGCCTGTTCGCCGGCCTCACCACCAAGCCCGACGGCACCCACTGCGCCGTGGTGCTGCTGGCCGACAAGCCCGCCGAGGCCGTGACCTGGCAGCAGGCCATGGCCTGGGCCAAGAAGCTGGACGCCGAGCTGCCAGCCCGCCCCGTCTCGGCGCTGCTGTTCGCCAACCTCAAAGACCATTTCGAGCCTGCGTGGCACTGGACCTGCGAGTCCTATGACAGCTCGTATGCCTGGTTCCAGTACTCCTACGGCGGCTACCAGAACAACATCGACAAGAGCTATGCCGGCTGCGCCCGAGCCGTCCGCTTGATTCAGCTCACCGCTTGATCCTTCAATCCTTTCAACCCGACGGAGCACCGACCTGTGACCACCATCACCCTTGAATCCATCAAGACCGAGCACGAAAAGCTGGGCGCGATGATCGCCGCCCTGGAGGCCGCCGCGCCGAGGCTGCTGATCCTGCGAGAGGCGCAGATCGAGCTGCGCCAGGGCGAGCGCTACGCCGGCCTGGTGCTGGGCCCCGATGGCCTGGCCGCCCACCACCTGATCCTGCTGCCCGGCGAGGCCGAAGACGTCGCCTGGGCCGACGCCAAAGCCTGGGCCGAGAAGGCCGGCGGCGAGCTGCCGACCCGCCAGGAACAGGCGCTGCTGTACGCCAACCTCAAGAGCGAATTCCAGCCACGGTGGTACTGGTCCAGCCAGGCGCATGAGTCAGACAGCTCGTATGCCTGGTGCCAGGGCTCCGACAGCGGCTGCCAGGGCGACAACGACAAGAGCTATGCCGGCTGCGCCCGAGCCGTCCGCAGATTCGCCGCTTGATCCTTCGATCCTTTTGACTTGAGCCACCATGGCCCTGCACACCGACCTTCCGATCTACCGCACCGGCGTCCAGCTGCTTGCACTGGCCGTCAAGGTGCAAGAGCAGATGCCGCGCGGCGTCAAACGCTCGCTGGGTGACAAGATCAGCCAGCACTGCGTCGAGATGCTCGACCTGATGGCGCTGGCCAATGCCACCAAGCACGCCGAGCGTGCCGCCAACATAGCCGAGCTGATGAAGCATCTGCGCGCAGCCACCGTGCTGCTGCGGGTGAGCCACGACAGCCGCTACGTGTCGCACAAGCTCTGGGCTGACTCGGTGGCGCTGCTCGACAGCATCGGCAAGCAGGGCGGCGGCTGGATCAAGTCCGCCACGAACAGGGCGCCTGCAGCATGACGGTCAAGGCCCTCATGTCCGTGCGCAATTTGAATCTGGTCGCGCCGCTGGCCCACGAGGCCACCGCCATGCGCACCACGGAGACCGCTGCCGCTGCGCAGGCCCGGTCCGGCGCAGTTGCCCCGCTGATCGGCTACGGCCTTCGGCAGGGTGACGTAGATAGCGCGACAACAGCTCGTATGCCTGGAACCAGAACTCCAACAACGGCAACCAGAACAACAACGACAAGAGCTATGCCGGCCGCGCCCGAGCCGTCCGCAGATACAGACCTGTTCGAGAAGCTGGTGGCCGCCTTCGTCGACTGCCGGCGCCACAAGCGCAACAGCGCCAGCACCGTCGCGTTCGAGGCCCGCCTGGAACGCAACCTGTGCGAGTTGCATGACGAGCTGATCGGCGGCCACTACCAGCCCGGCCGCTCGATCTGCTTTGTCGTCACCCGGCCCAAGCCACGCGAGGTTTGGGCGGCTGACTTCCGCGACCGCATCGTGCACCACCTGCTGTACAACCACATCGCGCCGCGGTTTCATGCCGGCTTCACCTCCACCACCCTGGCCTGCTTGGCCTGCGCCGGGCTCTCGCCGCGGTCGACCATCGCGCGCAGCTCCTCATGCCTGTCCCGCGCCGCCTTCAGGCCGAGCGCTGGGTATCTGCCCAGCGTGACTTTCTCGCGCTTGCCGGCCAGGTGGTATTTGTAGCGCCAGACCTTTGAGCCGCCCGGCAGTATCTCCACCAGCAGGCCGCCGCCATCGGTCAACGAATACGCTTTCGCCTGGGGCTTGGCGTTGTCGATGGCGATGGGTTTGAGCGAGTAATTGACGTGACGCATGCCAGGGGCCATGAAGTGACCATGGCCCCATTATGGCCCCGCGCATGGCCCCGTTTTCGTCGGATGCAACGCAACACGATCAGACAGCAGACAACAAAAAGCCCCGTTCCTTCATAGGTAACGGGGCCTTGAATCAGACGCCGGGAGATACCCGGCTAGCCTGTCACATGTGGTCGATCATCATATAAATATCGGCTGGAAATATAGTATTTACGCGGGGTGTTGACATTCAGCTTCGACCCATGGCCCCATTCATGGCCCCGATTTCTACCGCCGAGTCTGCAACCGTTCTGCCGCCTCCACCAGCGCCGCAGCCAGTTCCAGCAGCGCACGCGCGCTCAGCGCGGCCTGGGCGGTGTGGCGCGGGTCCCGCAGGCTGAGGTGCGCGATCGACGCGCCGTCGTCGACGGTGACCGACACCCGGCCGGATTCGCCAGCCAGCTCCCAGCCGCTGGCGTGGGGGACGTGCTCAAGCGGGCGGAGCATCACGGCTGGCCTGCTCGGTCTTGCGCTGGCTGCTGGCGCTGCTGCCGAGCCAGAAGCCGCTGACGTTGCCCAGCACGGTGCCGGTCACCGCGCCGATGACCATGCTCTGCACCTCCGCGGAGAAGGGGCCTGTCAGCACGCGCCAGGTCACCCAGTACACCAGCGGCATCAGGGTGGCGGTGATCGCAAGGGTGTAGTGCGCGGCCGGTCGGGTCACGAATGCCCCCCGATGATCCAGGCCTTGACGGCAGCCAGGACCGCGCCGGGGCCGCCGAGCGTGTACAGCGCCACAAGCCCCATGATGAACAGCCCGGCCTTGCTGAACATCGCGCCGATGGTGCCAAGAAGCCACCCGCCCGCCCGCTGTTTGGCCTGAAGCTGGATCGCTGCGCTGGCCTGCTTCCACAGCTCGGGATTGCTGACGGCGCGCATGATCCCCTCCTCGATTGCCACACTGACCTGGGCGCACATGAGCTTGCGCATCGCCTCCAGTTCGTCGTCGTGGCGCGCGATCTGAGACGCCAGGTAGTCGTCGCGGGTCTCGGCCTGGTGTGGCATGGCGGCACCCATCAGGTGAGCGCCGCGGTCCATTTCCACACCCCGGCCGTGTACACGCCGACCTTGTTGGTCGAGGTGTCGTAGTAGAAGGGCACCCGGCCAGCCGGTGTGACTGCGGGCGTGCCTGGTACGCCGGCGCCGGACGGCATGTAGTGGAAGCCGTTGGTCATCGCCGCGGCGCCGGCCTTGCCGTACACGTTGCCGTCAATGTCGACCCTCAGGCCTTCGGTCATCGTGGCCAGGGTGCCGGCGCCGGCCGGTGCGCCTGCGGCCTTGGTGTAGACGTGGAACCCGCCGGTGTCGAACTTGCACGTGACCGCCACGTCGCTGATGGCCTTGTTGTCCGTCTGCGGGTTGTAGTTGTAGCCCAGGTGCGGATAGTCCAGCGAAGTCAGCGCCCCGATCATGAAGGGCACCGACGGGTTCACCGTGAACAGGTTGTTCACTTGCAGCGGGCTGCCGAAGAACGACGGGGCACCCTGTTGCGTCACGTAGATCGGGTAGTTGGCAACGCTGCCCTTGGTCTGCAGCGGGATGTAGATCCCGTAGTTGTAGTCCACCGTCCCGCCGCCCACCGGGTTGAAGCAGAACAGGCCGTAGTTGTTCGTCGCGTTGCCGCTGTTGAACGTCGGCGAGGACACGAAGTTGTAGACGTGCAGCAGCGAGCCGCCGCTGCGGCTGACGGTCGGCCTGGCCTGGAAGCCGGCGATGTGGTCATTCGTGCCGGCGCCGCTCGACGTGATCGCGGCGTCGAAGCTGGCGTAGCTGTTGGCCGTGCGCCCGAAGGTGGTCTGATCCCTGAACCCGTGGCCGTCCAGCACGCCGGCCGACAACGTGCGCGCCGCGCGGAACACCGCGTCGGGCGTGCCGGTGTCGTCGGTGTTCGTGCCCTCGAACCGCGGCGACTGGATGCGCACGTTCGCCACCACGTTGTCGCTGCCGTCGATGGCCAGGCCGCGGGCGATGTAGGCGGCCAGCGCCGCCGCCGTGCCGTCGCCGACCGCGGCCATCACCGGATTGCCGCTGCTATCGAACGCCAGGAACAACCCGGCGCGACTGGCTGCGGCCGGCAGCAGAGGAAGCCCACCGATCTCGGGCACGCGCAGGGCCTGTACAACGCCCACCACGCCAAGCTGCTGCAGCAGGATCGTCAGCCGATCCAGCGCCCCCTCGATGACCTTGGGAAAGAAGCCCCCGCCGTTCGTCAGCGACACCGGCTGCGTTGCCGGCACTGCGCTGGAGATGTTCAGCCGGTAGCCGATGGGGAGAACGGACGCCAGGTTGACGGTGCCGCCCGGAGAAACGTCCTGGTCGGCATTGAGGGTGACGCTGTAGCCGGACGACAGCACCAGCGTGCTGATGACGCCCACAGTGTCCGTGCTGGTCACCAGCAGGTCGCTGCCCTGGAAGACTTTGAAGGTGAACGGGTAGACGCTGACGGCACCCGTGCCGGTGTAGGGGCCGGCGGTCCGGGCTGAGGTGGCGATGGTCATGCGCTGCTGGCTCCTGATGGACTGCCGGCAGTCTCAGCCGCGGCGCCTATGTCAGGTGCACCGCTACCGCTGCTCCTGGAAGCCGAACACCAGTGCGGCCGGGTTCTGGGTCTTGCCCTCGTTCAGCGCCTTCGCACCCGTAACCGTGCGATTGATCTGCGCCGTGGGCAGGCCGAACACGCCGCCCAGCAGGTTCAGGAACGACTTTCGGAAGGCGTCATCAAACTCGCCCTGCTGCGCCTGCTTGGCGAACTGCACACTGTCGCCAACCACGCGCAGGCCGGCCGGGCCGCCATAGTCGCGCACATGGTCCTCCAGCCCTGCCACCGCCTTGCCGGCCGTGGAGAACTCGCGCACCAGGGCGAACAGGCCGATGAGGTAATCCAGCTGCGCGGCCAGCAGCTTCTTGATCGTCTTCTCCTCGTCGTCACCCGGGTCGCCCGGCGTCAGCGCATCCTTCAGCAGCACGCCCAGCACGGCCGGCACGGAGTACAGCAGCAGCATGTCGGCCGCCAGCTTGGCCCGGCCCTTGGTCGTATTCTCCGACGTGGCCGCCT